GCTGGTTGACGCTATCCGTGCTAACATTGTTGAGTACACTGCAATGAACGAGCAAGAACGTTTAACATGGGTTCGTAACTATTTGGAGATGGCATGAAAACTGAGTGGAGTCATTTGCCAAATGCAGCACATATTGATCGTGTATTGGAATCAGTAAAGGCACATCCTGAACAATGGACTACGGCTTGGACTACGGCTTGGGCTGCGGCTTGGGATGCGGCTCTGGATGCGGTAGAGAATGCGGCTAGGAATGTGGTAGAGAATGCGGCTAGGAATGCGGCTCTGGATGCGGCAGGGGAAGCGATTTGGGGTGCGGCAGGGGAAGCGATTTGGGGTGCGGCTCGGTCTGCGGCAGGGGCTGCGGCTAGAGCTGCCATCTTAGCACTGATTGCCTACGATGACTGTGCCCAGTATCTTGATATGCCCAGTGACAAACTAAAGGTGTGGGCAATACTCAGCGAAAACCCAGCAGCCGTCTTATTGCTACCTGCTATTAAAGCTTTTGAGAAAATTAAAGAATTGGAGTTGGCATGAAAACTGAGTGGAGTCATTTGCCAAATGCAGCACATATTGATCGTGTGTTGGCATCAATAAAGACACATCCTGAACAATGGACTACGGCTTGGACTACGGCTTGGGCTGCGGCTTGGGCTGCGGCTAGTAATGCGGCTCGGTTTGCGGCTCGGTTTGCGGCTCTGGATGCGGCTTGGGCTGCGGCAGGGGAAGCGATTTGGGGTGCGGCAGGGGCTGCCATCTTAGCACTGATTGCCTACGATGACTGTGCCCAGTACCTTGATATGAGCAGTGATCAGTTGAAGGTATGGGCAATACTCAGCGAAAACCCAGCAGCCGTACTATTGTTGCCAGCAGTGACGGCATTTGAGAAGATCAATGAATTGGAGTTAGCATGAAAGAAAGAATTCAAGAACTAATGAAACAAGCTGGTACAGATGTCAGCGGTAAATGGATGGGCGTGGACCACGCAACAAAATTCGCCGAGTTGATTGTGCAGGAATGTGCTGAAGTTTGTTATGACCATAGCAATGCTGCTGGCGGGGTTGATACTGATTTTGGATACGGGTATAAAGATTGCGGAGATGACATTAAACGACATTTCGGAGTTGAAGAACGTGCTATTCCAATTTTGTCAGATGATGAGGAAGCACTATTATCTGGTATTACATCTAGTAAATTGTTTACCATTGAGGCCGTAAAGAAAGCATTCGGAGTTAAAGAATGATGTCAGTTCGCCAATGGAGTGTACGTCATGCTCGGGGCTTAGAGATTTTCTACAACCTTTTTGAACGCATTGTGGTTGCTCTACATCCTGTATGGAATTTCATTGGTTATGATAGGTTAGAACGGCCTGTAGCTGCTGTAGAAAAACTAGTCAAAGGTTTCTTGTTTGATTGTCAAATGTGCGGACAATGTATGTTGAGTAGTTCAGGAATGAGTTGTCCTATGAACTGTCCAAAATCTCTGCGTAACGGTCCTTGTGGCGGTGTCCGTGCTGATGGTGGTTGTGAAGTTAAACCCGATATGCGGTGCGTTTGGCTTGAAGCCTGGGATGGTAGTCAACGCATGAAAGCAGGAAGGCTTGCAATCAATATAATACAGGCTCCAATTGATAACCGAAATCTTAAAAAAAGCTCGTGGCTAAGAATAGCCCGACAAAAGAATGGGGTTGAAGAATGAAATGCGATAAATGTGGATATGATGACAAGGGTACAGGCGACACTGCCCATGTTTGTGGACCAATCAAACTAAAGTTAAAGCATGTTGAATTGCACGAAGAACATGACCGCTTTGAAGAACACATGGCTAAAGATGAAAGTCACTTGCCAGTCTCAGAACAAAGTTTAGTATTTCGGTTGCGTAAACGTGCAGAAATTCGCAGACAGATTCATGATCGCAAAAGTGTTGCAGAAGGTAAACCAGATCGTATTGCTGACTTACTAGAAGAAGCAGCAAACGAGATTGACAAATTAAAGAAAAGGTGATATAATGTTTATTCAGAATTGCGCTGCAACTGACATCAGTAGTGGCATGTGGTATAAGGATCCGGGACAGAATAGTATGTTGATTAGCATTACTGATCCGGCAGGTTGGAAGCCTGAAGCCAAGCACAACTTCAAAGAGCGACACAATTTTGAGTTCCTTGACATTGAAGCTAATGACTATTCAATGGAAGAAGATTGGAAAGTTAGTGATGCACAGGCAATTGAACTTGTTCGTTTGCTACAACATGCAAAGGACAATGACATGAATGTTATTGTACATTGCACTGCTGGAATTTGTCGTAGTGGAGCAGTGACCGAAGTTGGCGTTATGATGGGCTTTGAGGATACTCATGCAGTACGTCAGCCTAACTTAATGGTCAAGCACAAGATGATGAAGGTTCTTGGATGGACCTATGATGCTAATGAAAAGAGTGAGCCAAATGACTGGCGTAATGTGAAATTAGAGTGGGAAAGAAAAACTTAATATGGCAAAGTGTTATCAATTAATTGGAGTACCAGGCTCAGGTAAAAGCACTTGGATTAAGGACCAAGACTGGGCATTAGGACTAACAGTAGTTTCTACAGATGCGTTTGTAGAAGATTATGCTAGATTCCAAGGCAAGACTTATTCCGAAGTGTTTACGGATTACATGCCTGAAGCAATTGATCTAATGATTCAACAAGTTGTAAGAGCACGTGAACATGATCATACCCTAATTTGGGACCAAACAAGTACTACAGTTAAAAGTCGTGCTAAAAAGTTTCGCATGTTGCCCAACTATGAACATATCGCCGTGGTGTTTAAGACTCCTGGGCCTGACGAATTGTCTCGGCGTTTGGCAAGTCGTCCTGGTAAGAACATTCCCGACTATGTTGTGCGTAGCATGATTGACGGATTTGAAATGCCTACTCTAGCAGAAGGGTTTGTTGAAATCATATATGCATAATCATATGTAAATTAAAATAGGACCTTCGGGTTCTATTTTTTTGGATAAAATTTGTGTTTTTATAATATACATATAAATAGCAGTATCATGTTTCAATTTATCACAGACCTTTCACACACATTATTAAGTTTCATCAAAGACGATCCTGTTCGTCCTGAAATATCTACTGATTTTAGAGTTAGCGACGGCAGAGTTGTTGCTGCACTAACTGATGAAGAACATAATCCAGAAGCAATGGTATGTGTTAGCTTCCATGACTTTGTTCCTGAAGGTCTAGAAGATTTGAAGAAAACTGCTCAAGTGCCCACAACGGCCATTTTTTATACCATTTGGAGTTACAAAAGCGGCAAAGGTGCAGAATTGCTTATACAAGCTGTGAAGGGAATTAAAGCACAATATCCTAGCGTTACTAGATTTGTGACATTAAGCCCCAAGACTAACTTAGCCCGCAGGTTTCACTTAAAGAACGGTGCTATCGTTTTCAGAGAAAATATAGATACTACAAACTATGAGTATCTGACAGAAATCCCTAAAGAAATCCCAGAAAATACTGATTGACAATAAATGGTTTTGGGTGTATACTATGGGTATGCTGAAAGAACACTTAAAATCTCGTCATTTAGATTTAGAACTTCACAAGCCAGTGCTTGATGAAGTTGAAGGTGTTGCTACATTCTATCTGTGGAATCTTAGCGGACAGCTGGTGGGATACCAGCAATATCGTCCCTCAGGGGAGAAAAAACCACAGAATAATCCCAAGCAGGGCAAGTATTTCACATACCGAAATCAGCCTACACAGACTGTTTGGGGAGTAGAAAGTCTCTGTTTAAGCCCCTCAGTTGTGTTTGTGTGTGAGGGGGTGTTTGATGCGGCCCGACTCACTGAGCGTGGATTTAGTGCGTTGGCCGTGCTATCTAACAACCCAAATAGCGACCTACGCAACTGGCTAACCTGTCTGAATCGTCGGGTTGTCGCAGTTTGTGACAATGATGATGCAGGACGCAAACTGTCCAAGTTTGGAAACTGTTGCGTTTTTACAACAGATAAAGACCTCGGGGATAGCGACCCGGAATTTGTCACATCCTTACTGGAAACTTACGGTTGACATTAAATGGATTTGGGTATATAATACACTTATGAACTTGAAAATCACCCGTAAGCGTAGAACTGATCGTAATCAAGTGTTATACTTTATCCAAGATACAGTAACATTTGAATCCTACATTGGTTTGACTGCTATGTGTTTTGCAGGAAATGTGCGTAAGACATTGACCCGTCGTATGCAAAAGCATATGCAACGGGCCTTGACTGAGCAGAAGAATTGGGGTTTGTCTTGTGCATTGCGTGAACGTGGTGCCGAGCGTTTTGTATTCGGTGTGATTGAAATTGTGCGTGGTAAGCGTCCTGCACATAGCCGCGAGACTGAATTGATTAACACATTGCGTCCAGCAATGAACACATTTGGAGTTAAGTAATGAACGAACAAAGAATTCGAGAACTTGCTAAACAGGCTGGATTCTATCCTGAGAATAACTGGGATCATACCAATTGGCATGCCGCTGGTCACAATCCGACGTTTGAAAAGTTCGCCGAGTTGATTGTGAGGGAATGTTGCGATCAGGTAAGAATGGTTGATGCTATGGAAATTAAAAAACATTTCGGAGTTGAAGAATGAAATTCAAATTTGAAATGAGCGATGCTTATGGTGACAACTACTTCATTATCATAGAAGCCAAAACTGAGAAAGAAGCCTGGCACATTGCCACGATGATTGATGACGATGCAGTGCCAGATAAGCTACTCGGAGTTGAATAATGCATAGAATTATTGGCAACACGCTAATGGTAATAGGAATTATTATGCTTATTATAGGATTACTGTTATGAATGAACGAATTAAAGAACTATTAGAACAGGCAATATCAGATGTTGATGGTATTCAAAACCCCGACACGCAACACATGTATATTCCGGACTGCTTTCGGGACAGGTTCGCCGAGTTGATTGTTCAGGAGTGTGCCCGTGTAGCAATAAAAAAGCAGACTGAAAATGACATGGATAATATTGTAAGCAAGAATCCTGCAAAAGATTTTGCTTATGCTTTGATTGAACATTTTGAAATTAAGTAAGGAGGATAATATGACATGGTTTTGGAACAAGGCAAAAGGACTCAATGCAGATATTGAGCGGCACCGTGCTAAAGAAAAAGAGTTAGAAGCAATGATTGCTGAACTTGAAGGTGAGACAGATCCAATGAGTGTTGCAACATTGCGAACATACCGTAGGTTCCTGTACCAACTGCACTTGAGCAAAGTAGAAGTAGTAACCAAGATTGGAAAGAAATGTAAATGATCACTTCACAGTACCAACGTTTAGAAGACGGACCAATAGATTCTATTGACGCTGCAATATTTTCAGGAGATATGTTTCACAATCGTGAAAACATTGCAGCCTTTCGTGCTATGATGGCACGATGGGAGCGTGGATTGAAAGAATGCGAAGAAATCATTGATGGAGATGTGTGAAATGGACTATAAATTTATTGGCTGGAACACTACAGATGGTGCAGACAAAGTTTGGGGTGCTATCTATATGGAAGATAGAACTATCATCCGTCCTAAAGTATTGATTTTTTGGGGCCGTCGTGGTAAAAAACTTCAAACCAAAATAGATCGAGAAGGTTGGGATTTAGATAATTTGATTAGAGCAAAAACACAAAAAGGTTATAACCAAATTGATAATCGTCATCTAAAAACTGTTTATCCAGAATTTCAAAATGATTTGGAAAAGACCACAATGTGGGCACTACTTAAGCTATGAACTCCTCACAGCGTAGAAAAACTAAACGTGAACATCCCTATCGTGTTTCATTATTTATTAACAGCCACGAAATGTATTATGCTTTTGATGCTAGAGTAGTTGCTGCAAAAAAGTGGTGTAAGAAGAAATGCACAGGTAGTTATGTTGTTGATGCCACAAACATGTTTAATACAGTGTTTACATTTGCTAATGAAAAAGATGCAATAATTTTTGGATTGAAAGTTTTATGAAAACAAAAGAACAAATTATCACAGGTATGTGCTATACATACCGGCATGATTATGGGTTGCGTAAAGAAGAAGGTGACAAGTCTTTGTCAAGTGGTTTAACAGAGCAGGAAGCCAAAACGCTTTACAAACAAATGGAACAGATATATAATAACGATATTGAACCGATTCTTGAACATTACAAAGGAAAAGAAAATGCAGCTAAGTGAAGTTAACAACACCTTTCAACATAAAATCACTAGTGGAGG